CGTACAATGACAAACTCTGGCTTCACAGATCATGCACTCCTTTAGATAGCGTTGATTTTGACAAATGGAAAGATGCGAGAGGTCAGTCGTACTTTGGCTTTTCAAATGAATGTGAAGGAATGTGTGGTGTTTGAAAGAAAAGATACAATCGAAATTACGCTGGAAGTTGTGCTATGATGTAGTTATGCCGACCAAGAAATTCATCAACTTCCAGTACCGACACCCAGACCGACTCGTGACGCGGGTGGTGTCGGCTATTTGTAAAGATGATGGCAATTTCAGGATCTCTGAGATTTACGAAGAGGAAATCACACCGCTGAAGCGGTTCCACAAATGGGGTGAAATTAACGAGCCAACTATCGTTCAATACCCAAACAAATAAAACTTTTTTTATTTGCGATTGCGGTAATTTTTTTTAGCGTTTAGTGTCAATATTTAATGGATTCGTTGTCAGAAGAATTATCTGAAGATCAAATTAACCGACGGGCTGAAGCGCAGGTCAGAGTGTACCTGGGCGGGCAGACGGTTGAACTGGTCGGTATGATGCCACCTGACGGTTGGCGAGAGTCAAGCCAGAAATCACCGTGCGGGGTCTGCGACAGTGGCAGGAGCCTTGAGAAGATAAAGCCCGCCATCTGTCTCAAATGTCTCAGGGCCGACAAGAAATTTGATGCAGTGCTGCAAGCTGCTGCCAGGTGGGAGCAACGCCAGTATGCACTGCAAAAGGTCATTAGCGAGGCACGCATCAAGCGCAATGCCGAGATGCAGCGGCTGACCGGCAACAAGCGAAGAAACAAGGGAGCCCAGCCGGGCCGTGGTGCGATTGAATCGATGGTCAATCTACGGGGGCGGGTGGACTGGTGACAATCGAAACCATCGACATATCGGACATCAGCCAAGACCCGGCAAACGTCCGCAAACACTCACGCCGGAACCTTGACGCAATCAAGGCCAGCTTGAGAGCGTTCGGCCAGCAGAAGCCGATTGTCATTGATGATCGCAATGTGATTCTGGCTGGTAATGGCACTTATGAAGCGGCTAAAGAATTAGGCTGGTCAGAGATCCAGATCGTTCGCACGCGATTAACCGGCACGTCTGCCGTAGCCTATGCCATTGCCGACAACCGAACGGCTGAACTTGCCGAATGGGATGATACGGCACTGGCCGAGCAGTTGAGAGCCTTGCAGTCGGAAGAGTTCGACGTTGAAGCGGCAGGCTTTACGGGTGAAGAGATTGATGGGCTGATTGAGAAGTTGGCGGGTGAAATCGTTCCTGACTTTCAGCCCGGTACGATTGACGATCAAGGCCGGCTTGATCAGAAAGCAAAAACAACCTGCCCGGAATGCGGTCATGAGTTCACGCCCTGAATTGCGGCTGGATTGGTGTACGCATGAGGCGGCGAAGTATGCCGTTGAGAAGTGGCATTATAGCCGGTGCATTCCAAAATCCAAACTGGCAAAAATTGGCGTTTGGGAAAGTGGCAGGTTTATCGGAGTTGTGATCTACGGCGTTGGTGCTACCGCCGACCTTGTAAAACGGTACGGCCTAAAAATGACTGAGGGATGCGAGCTTGTGCGAGTCGCTTTGACATCACACGAAAACCCAGTCTCAAAAATTGTTGCCGTGTCGCTCAAACTCTTGAGGCGTGAATATCAAGGTCTTCGATTGGTTGTGTCATTCGCCGATCCTGAACAAGGACACAAAGGCGGAATTTATCAGGCTGGCAACTGGATTTTTGCAGGACAGTCTCAGGCGTCAGACGAATACATTTTTAAAGGTAAAAGGTGGCAAGGTCGTTCGTTCCGCAACAAATATAAAGGGATGGAGAAGCACCCAAGCGTCACGATTGTCAAAGGGTCATCAAAATACCGCTATCTTATGCCCCTTGATGATGAAATGCGGAAGCAAATCGAACCGCTGAGAAAGCCATATCCAAAACGCGTCCGAAGTGAAGTTAGCGGCACGATTGGCAGCCAGCCAATAGGGGGCGGTGCAACTCCGACCCGGACGCTTATTGATTCCTTGCAAGCACGCAGGTCAGCAGGCAATGCCGACACCTCCACCACCTGAACACACAAGATGGAAGCCCGGACAATCAGGCAACCCACAAGGCTACAGCCGCGGACGCCGACAGATTGACGACCTTATTCAGTTGATCGAAGAAACCAAAGGGGCTGAACGGGCAATCAGCCGAGCGTGGCTAAAGCAGATTCTGGGCGGTAGCCTGCCACACTTGAAAGAGTACCTTGAACGGCGTGACGGTAAAGTACCGACGCCAGTTGAGGCCAGCATATCAGACGCATCTGGCAATGATTTCGTCACCATCCTACCGCCTGACGATCAAGCAGGCGACACCGCCACAGAAACAGTTTTGGACTGACCCCGCCAAGTGGCGGTCATTTATCGGTGGGGTGGGGAGCGGTAAGACATTTGCCGGATGTTGGGAAGTACTCAGGCAGCCGCCGAACACCATCGGCATGGTGGTCAGCCCAACCTACCCAATGTTGCGTGATACGGTTGTCAGGACGTTCAAGGAACTGACCTTGAACGTGGATATCGTCAAGAGCTTTAACACTTCGACGATGACGGCGGAGCTGATCGGCAACCGGACGATTCTGTTTCGGTCGGCTGATAATCCTGACCGCTTGAGAGGGCCGAACCTCGGCTGGGTCTGGATCGATGAAGCTGGTTATGTTGACTATGAAACGTGGCTGGTCTGCATTGGCCGGTTGAGACGCGAGCCGGGGCGGCTGTGGATTACGACCACGCCACGCGGCAAGCGGCATTGGCTGTACACCGACCTGGTCAAGACTGGCAAGGTGAGCCTGACGCAGGCCGCAACCGCTTCAAACACGTTTAACCCGGCTGATTTCGTCGGTAGTCTTGAATCGGCTTATTCGGCAGACTGGCAGCGGCAGGAACTGCTGGGCGAATTTATCGAACCCAGCGGCACGGTGTTTCAACGTCAATGGTTCGAAATTGTCGATTCAGCACCGGCTGACAAGATGATCGTGAGAGCGTGGGATTGTGCCGCAACGCCTAATAGCGGCGATAGCACGGTCGGCACGCGGATGATTAAGGATGGCGATGATTATTACATTGATCATGTGGTTGCTGCCCAGCTTGGTCCTGCTGACGTTGATCGGCTGATCGTCCAGACAGCCGCCGCCGATGGGCATGGCGTGCAGACGATCATCGAAGAGGAAGGCGGTTCGTCAGGCAAGCGGGCCAACGAACATATCATCAACCGCTTAAACGGCTATATCGTCCATTCTGAGCGTGTTACAGGCCCGAAGCTGACAAGAGCCATGCCAATGGCACGCGAAGCGTCCAGAGGCCGCGTGAAGCTGGTTAAAGGCGATTGGAATCAGGCATGGCTGGATGAGGTTTGCAGCTTCACCGGCGAAGACTCAAAGAACTCCTACCATGATGACCGGGTTGACTCGGCATCGCTGGCGTTTAACTTTCTCAACAAAATACAGCCGTTTGTATGGTTCTCTTAAACTAAATGCCTGACTACAACCCACTCAACTGGTTTCGCTCAAAAGCACTTCGCACGGGCGTTACTGCTGATTCCACCGAGATTGACGTTTCGGCATGGTCAGTCGATGTCATCAACGCATTGAGCGATGATTATGCCAATCTCGCCAGACCGTATTGTGACAACCCTGTCATCCGTGCCGCTATTGAAGCCATGCGGCGGAACGTCAGCAAGGCCATATTGCAAGTCGGCTACTTTGATGAAGAGGGCGGGTTCCAGCCGGTAGATCATCCGCTGCTGCAAATCTGGCGCGAACCGGCACCAGGCGAAACTGAATCAACGTTGGTTGAGTTCATTTATCAGCAGTTGCTGGAAGATGGCAACGCATACGTTCCCGCCATCTCTGACCGGGACACCCAGACAGGCGGCACGATTCGCGAGCTTCAGCCGATCCCTTACAGTTGGCTGCAAGTGCCGACATACGGACAGGCCATCGGTGAAATCACCGAATACCCGTTTGTCGGCTTCGATGGTGGGCGGGGCTTCCAGTTCACGACACCTCGCGAGCGAATGTTGCACTTCCGGGTCGGCAAGTCATCGACCACAGCCGCAAGAGGCCGCTCACCGCTGGAAGCAGTGCGGGCAGAGTTGGCACTGATCAAGCTGACAGCAATTTACGAAACAACCATCTTGAGCCGTTCCGGCGTCCCTTCTTGGCTGGTCAGTCTGACCGGCACGGGGGCGCAGATGATGACGAGCG